AACATATATCTTAGAGCATCGTATGCGTGATCTTCTGCTTTAGTGTCTACGTCTTCGCTGTTAGTTTTGGAAAGAGGAATTGCTGCCAATTGCTTGACAGTGTTGCTACAATTAGAAAACACTCGTAATCTAGGTTCATTTGTTCTTGGGTCATCTGCAAGCCTACGATGTATTTCCATCTTACCTTGTATTCTGTTACGATCAGATGGTATCCAGCGAACACCACATCTCATCATTGTTTCTGCTATGGAAGGACCAAACCCTGTCTTGTTCCAACAAGAAGCATCAAGTACTGTGTAGTGAGGGAGAGGGTCGAGTTGCTCTGCTTCTAGTATTCTATCAGCTAATTGTTCTGCTGTCAACTGTTTTACGTATAACTCCCGATAAATCCAGATATTATTATCCCAATCAATAGCACCCCAAAGAACGCAAGAAGGACTCGCATACCCGTAGTCAGCTGCCCTGATACGGGGCCAGTTAGTTGGCAATTCGAAGCTCTCCACAACATGTCTACTCCTGCTGAACTCTGGAAAGGCTGCACCATCGGCTACATCCCAATCCCCTTCAAGTAATCTTTTTCGTTCTATCTCTGGTAGTGAACGAAGCATAGCTTCATATTGTCCATCTGCCATAAGAAACGGATTGTCCGTTAGTCTCGCAGGAATGAACCTACGATAAAACAAAGGTTGACCTTCCTTTTCGTGTCCTTGCGGCCACATGAATGGTTTACCTGTTTCGACATCTGCTGCAGGAAACGGTTTGTTGTGTTCACCTACATCAATGTACATCTTCTTAATCCACCACCCACCGATTCCACCCGGATTGGCAGTACACCTCATATACAAACTCTTTTGTAGTTCGGGATCGGTGCTTCTCAATCTTGATCGGAGGTAATCCCACACGTAAGGTGTTGGGTATTGGGTTATCTCGTCTATCCCTATCCAGTTGAAAGCTTGTCCTTGAAATCGGGTTACATCTTTGTCTTTGTCTAGATAGGTAAACCAGATTGTTGCTCCAGATGGGAAGTGCCACGTTGACTTTGACTCTCTGAACTTTGCACCGGGAAACGCTTTGGGGTACAGTTGACGGGATTTGTCTATTAACTCAGTAAGCTCGTCAAGAGTACGCCTGAGAAGAAGACCCCTATGATTAGGATTAGTGCAATAGCGAAGGGGGTCTGCCAACAAGGCGAAAGATTTTCCCCCACCAGCAGCACCTCCATAGAGAACATCTCTTTCACTAGCCGACAGAAACTCTTCTTGAGGTCCTTCATTCGGCTGAAACACCACTTCACGATTTCCCACGATTTCTTGGACAGGTGGAGGAAGGCTTGCCAACTCCCCTGTATCGATAACGGTAGTTGCATCTCCCTTAAGAGCTTTCTCAACCTTACCAACTTTCTCTTCAAGCTTTCTGGCATATCTTCTTTTACTTTCTGCTACTTTAGTTACTTTGTCTGCACGCTTCTTTGCGTCACGTAATCTCTTCTGTGTCTGTCGTCTGGCTTGTTCGGCTCTGGACAGAAAATATCTTTGCTTTGGTGCTTCGGGGTCTTTCTTAGGGCGACCCCTCTTTGGTGCATCGGTCAATTGTTTACTTTACGTGTACTTCTACTGTCTCTATTCATGCTACACTTCTTGGATGCTTTGCCACCGTATCTCATGCCATTCTTTTTTTCTTTCAAGGCATCTTTGGCTTGCTTCTTTTCAGATGGAGACAGAGACTTTATCATCTGTTCTATCTTGCTACCCATTTTGTCAGTAAGTTCATTGGGAGTTGCAAGGGCGTTGATTGTGTTAAGTACTTTGAATAGTGTGTTAAGATCAGCCATGCCTATTTCTTCTTCTTTTTTGAGGTCTTTTCATTATTCATCTCAAATTTAAGTCTGTCTCTTAATTCTTTTGGCACAGCTTTATTATATAAACCTCGATATCCTATCATATACGCATCACGTAATTCTTTACCAGTTCTAGGTCTAAATCCTGCAGCTTTAAGTGACCCATCTCCTTTTGTTGAAAGAACTGCTCTTTTCAACTCTCTCTGAGCTGCTTGCTTCAAAGTTCTTGGCTTTGGTTTTGCTTTAGGACCTCCAAGCTTTTCCGTTTGTTTTTGGATTCGCTTGTCTCTTTGTTTTTCTTCGTATGTTTTAGCCATCTATGACTACCTCCTTTTTAGGTGGCAGTAGGACTATTCCATGCACTGCCTGTACATTTACGTTAGTTGTTTCTTGTTTTCCCAGACCAACCCTGTTTAAAAGCGATTCTGCAGCCCTGAAGCGTAGGTCGTCTCCTCTCTCGGGTACGGGGTTGTCTATTGTCGTTACTAGGCGTGTAGCAGCCTTAAATGCGTGCATAGACAGTACGTTCTTTGTCCGATTGATTATCTCATCGGCTAAACTGTTCTTTAACCACGTGACACTGCCCTTAGAATAACCCGCTGCTAACGCTGCGTCAGTAACATTTCCACCATTCTCGAACAGATTGGTTAGGAATTGCTCCTGTTGGGGTGATATTTCACGTGAATTTTTTGTCTGTGGTAGTAAATTTGTCACAACGGTACGCTTTTGCTTGGTAATTTGGTAAATACTTAGGTAAATCGACTGTTATTTCTACTATACGCTGTTTACACAGCATTTCTGTAGGGTAAGGACCTCGTGTGTCCTGCAATTGTCTACAGTCGGTATCTACTCCTAAGTAGCAAACGAGTACAAATGCTTCAAACACGGTCAATTCCTATAGTTAGTGAGTCAAGAACCTTTCAGCTTGAGCCAAAGCACGAGATTATGTTTGGTTGCTGCTGCTCGAAACTGGTCTTGATACATGGATTATACGAATATAACACAAATATGTCAAATAAAAAAAATTTATGTTGACTTTTTTGATAGGATGGATATAATCGGAGTAACACCTCCGGGAGATACACCATATACACAGGGAATTAACTGTTCTTAGTATAGAGGGGAGTCTCCCTTTCGGGTTTACTTACAGGGATATCCCAAAGGGATGCAAATAGGCTGTACAAGTAACTCATTTACATAAAAATATGGCGACATTGCTAACGTATATGTGGGGGGCCCCCATGTCCCTTAGCACCCCGTATAGCGTTATTTTTTTGTGTTTACCCTCATTGATACCAAAGGATATCAAGCACCCCTAAAACCTTTGTGTTTTACTGTGGTGTTTCTTGGCGTGGTCAATGCATAGGCGTAACGTGTATTTCTTTTTAATTTATGTGCGATTTTCTCAGTTAGGTTATACAACTAAACCCTAAAAGGTAGTTACTTGTCGCACCATTGCGAAGAATAACCCAAACACGTTAACAAGCGATTACACAACAGAAACAATGATTTAGTTATATATTTAGCTACACCAAAGAAAAACGCCCTAGAAACTAATCTAAGGCGTTTTGGGGAGGTAAAAGGTTAACAGTTATTTATTAAGATGAACACAAGCATATTGACCCAAGCCGATCTTTTTAACTGTCTCAACTGTTGTTTCATTAAGAAATTGATTTCTATAACGTGAAGTAGTTCTTGAATAGTTCCACCTATCGTAATCTAAATAAGTTTCATCATTAGCCTTAACACAGATAATAGAATTATAGCTTTGAAATACTTCAATTCCATTCTGCAAAGTAATCTTAAATTGATTAGCTATTGGCAAGCCTGACTTACTGCTTTTAAAGTTCTCGACCTTAACAATATTAGCAAGCTTTTTATCTTTACTTGGCATATCTTCAAGAGTTAAATTAAATGTTTGCATCTTAGTTTTTCCTTTCGATTATTATATGATTGCCTTTTAATCTTGTTTTCTTAGTAACACAACCTGAACAAATAACGCTTTCATAGTCGTTAAGTTTACCCTCTAAAGCCTTTTCAGGTATATTGAATTGATCGTTAAATGTCTCAATATAGTTACAGTCATTGCATTTAAAAAAGTATCCCATTATGAACCTACCTTTTCATTAATTAAATCTTCTAAATCTAATTGACCATGTAAACCCCATTGAACGCCAATATTTTCATTAAAGAAAAACCTATCTTTATTACAAGGTTCTAAATCTTCAACATTATCAATTTGTTCATTAAGAGTATTTAAAATATTAATTGTTTGGTCTTTATGGCAATACAACAAATGTTTAATAGTTTCTGCTTTATCTTCAAAACCTATTATTTCCAAACAAGCGAAGCTGTCATATATCTTCCAACGCATTTCAACTTTACAAGGTTTGGATATCATTTCTTGTTTATCTTTATCGTAATCATGTTTAATTAAATATGTTTCTGTTTTCATTTGTGAAAATCCTTTACTATTTAAATTAAGGTTTAAAAAAACCACGCTAAGATTGTTCCTAGCATGGTTAATTATAATCTTATTTAAAAAACTAAGTCAACTAGATAATTTATTAACCAAGTTTCTATCCATAGTATTAAAGTTTAATGGATTAGCCTTATATAATTTATAATGTTTACCTTTGACATTAACAGATTGTATAAAACCTTTTTGTTTTAACAAGTGAACATATTGCCTGACAGTATAGATGCTTTTTTTGTGATCTTCATCAGCGTAAATGTCTATCATGCGAATGTAATTATTCTTGCGAATTACCTTATAAATTTCATGTTCACCGTTTGTCATAGGTTGATTACCTTTAATCAAAGTGGGATTATTTCTATTCTCTTTGTTGGTAATAATACTATCCAAAGTAGGAACAAAAACACCAAATTGATCTGCTAATTGTTTAGCTAATTCGTAGCACCTGAAACCTGATCTATGACCTTTGTTTTTAGCATTTTTAGATACGATTTCCAAAGTTTCAAGTAAGGTAGACATCTTATTTAAATGTTGTCTTTTCATTGGTTATTCTCCTAATTAAAATATTATAGCTAGAATAATGATTACCAAAGCGATAACCATTATTCGTGAAACGTTAGCAAGAAATTCAGCCATTATGCGTTAGCCATTTCTAAAGATTGCCAAGCATCAGAAGTTAATAGTTCCCTAACTACATCTGCTCTTTGTCTTTCTACATTAGGTTTATTGGCATTAGTTCTACCACCTGAGATAGTTTCTAATTTATGTGTATCCTGATTATATCTTTCTACCTTGTAATCAGTATGTGTTGACCAATGAGTTAAGGCATTGTAACAACCCCAAAGAGTAGAACCTAACTCTTTCTTTTCTTCATCAAATAAACCAAGCAGATAATTAAGCTTAGTTTCATTAACAGGATTAACGCCAACTTCAGCAGATTTAGTTTTCTTAGTACAAATAGTAGATTTTAACATATCTGCGAATTGTTGATCTGTTACTTGTATCTGTCTCCAATTAAGCATTAAATCTTTTTGATGATGCCACATAGATAAGCCTAGACCTGACTTTTGGATCATAGCACTTGGCGACAAATTAAGAGTATGTTTCTTCTTTTGATGATAGGATTTTTCACCACCAAATACCAAAGTATTTCTACATAGGTTTCTATATGCTCCTGAAAAAACTTGGAACGCCCAAGAGGTATCAACAGAATTAAAAACATCAATTCTTGCCTTAACTATATCTTTTGAATTACTTACAGGAATAGCAAGATCGTCATAATAAATAGTTCTTTGTGCTTGTAAGCCACCATTGATTAGCTTATCTTCCACCCTGATATTTTGTTTTGGTAAATCTGTTTTATCTAAAATATCAGCTTGTAAAGAAAATAAATCTTGGTGAGGTACTAACTTATAAGTATCTGCTATTGGTCTAGATTGTAAAACTTC